CTAACTGATAGATTTGAACAGCTATCTCAGAAAATTAGTTCTCAAACATCAAGACTGGCTATGGTTGGTGGTGGTGGTGGTTCTGGTGAGGTTCTGCTAAGAAGGCTTGATGATGTCGATTATAATTCAACGTTAAATCCAACTGATGGTCAAGCTCTAGTTTGGAATGCAACGTTAGGTAAGTGGCAAGCTAATACAGTAGCTGGTGGTGGTGGGTCAACCAATAATTTTACTACCACCATACAAACTCGTGCTATTATACCAGCATCAAATAATACATTTAATATTGGTTCACCCGGCCGCAGATATGCAAATCTTTATCTAAGCGGTAGCACAATATTTTTGGGTAATACGACCTTAAAATCGAGTGAGACTGGCCAGCTTAAAATTGTTACAAAAACTGGACAGGTAGAAAATCTAGTATCAAATGCATATCTTACATCAAATTTTACACCAAAAGTAAACCCAACTACTTCTGGTTTTTTTGATCATGATGGTAACGCTAAAATTGAAATTAATTTTAATGTTCAAGGTAATACTGAACTTTATGGTCTTGTTGCTAATGGATCAATAGGTTCTCCTAATCAGGTGCTTAGATCAAATGGTACCAGAATATTTTGGGGTAATGAATCTGGTGGCGTATCTGTTAGCACCTTCAATGCCGCGCTAGCTAATACCAATGCAGCAATTAGAGATCGATTGCAGGTAGCAAATGCTGCTGCGATTTATCAGACTCGTTCAATTGAACGCGCGGCGCTTGCCAATACTAACCAGTCAATTACAAATGTTCGTAGCAATATTCAGGCAACTAATACGGCACTGCGTACATTAATTTCTGCTAGATTGCAGGTTGCTAATGCATCCGCACTTTATACAACAAAGGCATATGCTGCCTCAAATGCTTACGTAAAACAAATTCTTGCCAATACTAATGCTTACATCGCATCTGTAATAGCTAGTGGCGGTGGCGTTTCTGTTGGCACCTTCAATGCTGCTCTAGCTAATACAAATCTTGCTATCGGTAGATTGAATACCAATCTTACTGGCACCAATACTGCAATCAGAATGCTTGTATCCGATAGACTCCAAGTAGCAAATGCTGCTGCAACGTATCAAACACGCACTATTGAGCGCGCAGCTCTTGCTAATACCAACGCATCTATTGCGACCCAAGCAACCAGAATTACACTGGTCAACAGCAACCTTACTGGTACCAATACTGCGCTGCGCACTCTAATTTCTGCTAGATTGCAGGTATCAAATGCGGCCGCAACATATCAGACACGCACAATTGAGCGGGCGGCTTTAGCCAATACCAATCAGTCAATTACAAATGTTCGCAGTAATATCCAAGCGACCAATACAGCACTTCGCACTTTAATTTCTGACAGATTGCAGGTAGCAAATGCTGCCACAATTTATCAGACAATAGCAATTGAACGCGCTGCTCTTGCCAATACTAATGCATCAGTTGCACTAGTCAACAGCAATCTTACTGGCACCAATACTGCACTTCGCACTTTAATTTCTGACAGATTGCAGGTAGCAAATGCTGCCACAATATATGCAACCAATACTTTCTCGCGTATAATTGTTGGTGCCAATAGCATATTTGCAGATAGTAAAGGAGATACTTTAACCTTTGCTGCTGGCGCCAATATTATTTTAGCGGCAGATCCTGTAACCGACACAATTACCATATCTTCAACCGGTGGTGGTGGTGGTGGTGGCGGTGTTTCTGTTGGGACCTTCAATTCTGCGCTAGCAAATACAAATCTTGCTATTGGTAGACTAAACACAAATCTAACTGGTACCAATACTGCCATTAGAACACTTGTATCTGATCGTTTGCAGGTAGCAAATGCAACCGCATTGTATCAGACACGTGCAATTGAACGCGCAGCACTTGCTAATACAAATCAGTCAATCACAAATGTTCGTAGCAACATTCAAGGTACTAACACAGCACTGCGTACGCTAATTAATGCTCGTCTACAGGTATCTAATGCGGCAGCAATTTATCAGACACAAGCAATTGAGCGAGCGGCACTTGCTAATACCAATGCATTTATTCGCAGTCAGCTTGCTAATACCAATGCATTTATTCGCAGTCAGCTTGCTAATACTAATGCATCAATTACAACACAAGCTACTAGAATTACTCTTGTAAATACCAATTTGGTTAATACCAATACTGCTATTCGTACACTGGTATCCGATCGTTTGCAAGTGGCCAATGCTGCTGCAATCTATCAGACACGAGCAATTGAACGGGCTGCACTTGCTAATACTAATCTTTCAATTACAAATGTTCGTAGCAATATTCAAGCTACCAATACTGCTATTCGTACACTGATATCCGATCGTTTGCAGGTAGCTAATGCTGCTGCCGTATATCAAACACGTGCAATTGAACGTGCGGCACTTGCTAATACGAACCAATCAATTACAAATGTTCGCAATAATATTCAAGGTACTAACACAGCACTTCGCACCTTAATTTCTGATAGATTGCAGGTAGCTAATGCCGCAACAACTTATCAAACACGAGCAATTGAACGTGCTGCATTAGCCAATACTAATGCATCCATTGCAACTCAAGCAACCAGAATTACATTAGTTAATAGCAATCTTACTGGCACCAATACCGCTCTGCGTACACTAATTGCGGATCGTTTGCAAGTTGCAAATGCTGATGCTAAGTTTGCAACAAAAGCATATGCGGCCTCAAATTCTTATGTCAATACTAATTTCTTAAATAAAACCACATCAACACCCCAAACTGTTGCTGGTAGAGTTTCATTTAGCGCAAATGTCAGTATTAGTGGTAATTTGTTTGTTTCAGGAAATTCTACATTTGTTAATAAAACTACAGTTTCTACCTCTGATACTCTAATTGCGCTTGCGAATAATAATACGTCTGATATTTCGGATATTGGGTTTTATGGAAATTATCGCAGCACATCTGCGCCTACAGTTAATAATCATACAGGTGTTTTCCGTGATTCTGGAACCAAAGATTTTTATGTTTTTGGTAACTACACATTAAATCCAGATGTAGGGATTGATATTACTCACGGGTCATTTGCTTTAGCAAATCTCAATGTTTCTCAGTTGAAAGCTACAAAAGTTCGTGTTGGTGGTATTGATATTGAAAGCAGATATGCACAGAATACCGCAGTTCGCACGTTAATTTCTGATCGACTGCAAGTTGCAAATGCTGCTGCAATCTATCAAACACGGGCAATTGAACGTGCTGCATTAGCCAATACCAACGCATTTATTCGCAGTCAGCTTGCTAATACCAATGCATCTATTACAACACAAGCTACTAGAATTACATTAGTTAATAGTAATTTAACTGGAACCAATACAGCACTTCGCACTTTAATTAATGCTCGTCTTCAGGTGTCTAATGCTGCTGCAATCTATCAAACACGAGCAATTGAGCGAGCGGCGCTTGCTAATACCAATCTTTCAATTACAAATGTTCGTAGCAATATTCAAGCTACCAATACAGCACTTCGTACTCTAATTTCCGATAGACTCCAAGTAGCCAATGCTGCTGCCGTATATCAAACACGAGCAATTGAACGCGCAGCACTTGCTAATACAAATCAGTCAATCACAAATGTTCGTAGCAATATTCAAGCTACCAATACCGCACTGCGTACATTAATTAATGATCGTTTGCAGGTAGCTAATGCTGCTGCCGTATATCAAACACGCGCCATTGAACGTGCTGCGCTAGCTAATACCAATGCATCTATTACAACGCAAGCAACCAGAATTACATTAGTTAATAGCAATCTTACTGGCACAAATACCGCATTGCGTACATTAATTAATGCTCGTCTACAGGTATCTAATGCTGCTGCAATCTATCAAACAAGAGTAATCGAGCGTGCAGCATTAGCCAATACCAATCTTTCAATTACAAATGTTCGCACTAATATCCAGGGCACTAATACTGCATTGCGTACATTAATTAATGATCGTTTGCAGGTAGCCAACGCGGCGGCAATCTATCAAACACGAGCAATTGAACGTGCGGCCTTAGCTAATACCAATCTTTCAATTACAAATGTTCGCAGTAATATTCAAGCTACAAATACTGCACTTCGCACTTTAATTTCTGATAGAATGCAAGTAGCGAATGCCGCTACAAAAATTAACCCAACAACGTCAGGCTTGCTAGCACATACTGGTCGTGCAACTATTTCAACAAATCTATCAGTTTCTGGTAATACAACACTTGGTGGTTCCGCTCGCCTTCTATCGGTTCTTGGTAGAGCAGCTATTACTGGTCGCTTGTCTGTTAGCCAAAATCTTGAGATTTCTGGTAATACAGTATTGGGTGATTCAACTGTTGCAACAAGCCGCACGATTGCAAATGGTCTGCTAAATGCTAACGGCAACTTCATTGTTGCAGGTAATACGACACTAGGTGCTGCTGGTAGGACAATTACAACAACTGGTCTGCTAGCACACACTGGCCGTGCAACAATTAGCACCAATCTAACTGTTTTTGGTAATACAATTATTGGTACAGTTGCAAAAACAACTGGTATCACTGGCTTGCTAACTGTTATTGGTCGCCAGACAATTGACAACAATCTAACTGTCTCTGGTAATACTACATTTGGTGGCGCCGGTAAGACCATTACAACTACTGGTCTGCTAGCACATAGTGGTCGTGCAACCATTAGCCAAAATCTTACTGTTACTGGCAATACTTCACTAAATGGTGGGTTTTTGAAAACTCTTGGAACGGCAATATTAGGTGCATGTAGTGCTCCTGGACAAAATAGAGTAATTCTAAATCAAACAATTACATCTAACGGCAACCATTCATTTGTTCATAATATAACAGTATCAGGTAATACTGCACTTGGTGGTGCCGCAAAGACAACAACTATCACTGGTCTTGCTACGATTACCGGCCGTCAAACAATTAGCCAAAACTTGTATGTGTCTGGTAATACAGTTCTTGGTGATCCTAATGCAGCGGCAGAAAGAACAACAATCAACGGTACACTATTTGCCAACTCAAATCTAACGGTATCTGGTAATACTGTTATTGGTTCTTCTGCCGCAAGCACACTAACCTTAACCGGTAATACAATAGCAATTACACCTGCTGTGCTAAATTTCAGCAGCGGTAAGCTATTCATTCAGAAGAATGCAAGCCGAGTTGGTGTAAATACTGTAACACCTAATACAACGTTTGATGTTGCTGGTATAATTAGATCATCAACTGGTGGTTTCCGTTACCCGGACGGTGCAACAACAGCAGCGCCATTGTATGTATATGACTCTGCCGGCACTCAGCTTTATCCGTAATATAAATATAGATTATCATATAGGAGCAACATTGATATGTCTTTTGATGCGATTAGAGATGCAGTTGACAGCCTTCGCGACGGTAATCCGGCAGAATTCTCTCAGTATATTAAGAGTGTTCTGTTGAATAAGCTTTCCGATCGTATGGATGTAGAGAAGGTTAGCATTGCATCGCAGATGTTTGGTGAGCCTGCTTCGGAAGACGATTCTACGGAGACAAACGATGACGAAAACTCTTAAGAATATTAGGGAGCAGGCCGCGCGACTTCAAGAAGCGGGTTATGTTACTACAACTCAAGCTCTGAAGCGCACGTTTAGAGCTGACAAGTCTGTTGACGACGATGAGACAGCATCACTAGAGCCTAAGGCTGCTGGTGAAAAAGCTTTTAAGGCTATGCACACATCAGATGTAACAGATTTTGGTGATCAAGATAAGAACCCAAATCAGGCTGATGCTAAGAAGCGCATTCATCATCGTGCCGGTGATGAGCCAAAGGTTGGCGAGAGAACAAAGATCGATCAAGGTACATCAACTATCAAGGGTCCTGAGCTTGGTTCTTACACAAAGCAGACACCAACCAATTACGCAGATAAGCGCGGCGGCGAGACATCAGTAGTTCGCACAGCACCTTCGGCAGTTGAGCCGTTTGCTATTAAGACACCAAGAGTGTCAATCAAGCAGTTCCGCGAATCTATGCAGTTTGGTATTCATCGCATTGTTGAATCACGAATTGGCGGCCGTGTAATTTTTGAAGATGGTCACGTCGATATTGATGACGATCTTGCTGTTAGAATTGCTGACGTTTATTCTCTTCTTGAGAATGACAATGCAGAATTTTTCTTAGCCATGGGTGCGTCAAGCGCACAGGGTCTCCGCGATGTAATCGACTTTGTTACAAACACCGAAGTCGAAGGAGAATAACTTATGGCTATCGATAGAGTAGTTAATAAGGGTATTAAGGGTGGATATGTCATTGGCAACTTTGCTGCCGGTGGGTTTATAGCTCGTAATAGCTCAAATGCAGTTGTTGCTGCAAATTCTGCTGGTGAAACTGTGCAAGAGATGTTTATCTCTGTAGTTTCTTGGTCTGCATCAAACGGTGTATCTTTCAATGTAAAGCGCGGCGCAAATAATGTGCTAAATCTTGCACAGACTGGTACATTTGATTTCCAAGCTCTTGGTATTGGGCTTGAGACTGGTGGTGAAGCAGCAGCAAATGTTGTTGTGACAAGATCGGGAACTGGTCCAGCTTCCTTGGTAATTAAGCTACACAAGCGCGCGGCCATTGCCGGCGGCTCAATCTACTAAAGGAACTGCACATGAAACTTATTTGTGAGGTCAATGAAGACCTCAATCTAATCACCGAAGCCAACGAGAGAGGTGGCAGAAGCTACTTTATCGAAGGTGTGTTTATGCAGGCTGAGCAAAAGAATCGTAACGGTCGAGTGTACCCTAAGGGTATCATGGCTAGAGAAGTTGATCGTTACGTTAGAGAACACGTAAATCAAAGCCGTGCATATGGTGAGCTTGGTCACCCGTCGGGCCCAACCATCAACCTTGAGCGCGTATCTCATATGATTAAGGAACTGCGCGAGGACGGTAATAATTACATTGGCCGCGCTAAGATTATGGAAACTCCATACGGCAACATCGTAAAGAATCTTATGGAAGAGGGTGCACGTCTTGGTGTATCCACAAGAGGTATGGGTTCTCTTAAGGAAGTTAATGGCTGCATGATGGTTCAAGATGATTTCCATCTTGCCACTGCAGGAGATATTGTAGCTGATCCTTCTGCACCAGATGCATTCGTGCATGGTATCATGGAAGGTAAGGAATGGGTTTGGGACAACGGTATTCTTAAAGAAGTCGAAATCGCAAACTATAAAAAGCGCATCAATGAAGCAGCAAGATCGCGCCGAACCGAAAATGAAGTTGTGGAAGTCTTCCGTAACTTTCTTTCCAAGCTATAATACCCAAATTTTATAAATATCATAGCGTAAAACATTAGCTCCCAAGGAGACAAGAAATGGTCGATAAAGTTAAGAAGATCAATGAAGCCGATGCACCTGGCGCGCATGTACCGGGCCCAGTTGGCAACAAGGTAACACCTCCGGGTGGCGACAAGGGTGGCGAGCAGGGTCTGGTGATGACATCACCAACATCTGTCAATCCCGCATCACGTTCAGCAATGGTTGCAGCCATTGTAAATTCCGTATCAAAGATGAGAAAGGGCGACCTGCAGACAGCTTATGCTAAGGTTATGGGTCTACCTGACGGCGAGCATGACGTCCCAATGCAAGGCACTTCAAAGATTGCTCAGCCCCCGCGCGTCACATCAGAAGACCTAAATGTAGCCGATGACGTTCGCGCAATCTTTGAGGGTGCAGACGTTTCTGAAGAGTTCAAGACAAAGGTATCTGATATCTTTGAGACGGCACTCGTAACAAAGATCAATGAGAAGCTGGAAGAGATGGCTGCTATTCATGAGGCCGAGATTGCTGAGGCAGTCGAGACTCAGGTAGCTGGTATTGTTGAGGAGCTTGATTCCTACCTCGACCACGTTGTTGAGCAGTGGATGGATGAGAATCGTCTGGCCGTTGAGACCGGCCTGCGCTCAGAGATCGTTGACTCATTTATGACAGGTCTGCGTAATCTGTTTGCCGAGCATTACATCGACGTGCCCGAGGGCAAGGAGGATGTAGTTGAGGATCTAGCTGCTAAGGTTGAGGAGCTGACCGCTGCTCTAAACAACGAAATTGAAACCTCAGTCGAGCTTCGCGCTGAGAATGAACAGCTTATTCGTGGTGCTTTAATCTCCGAGGCCACTGATGGCCTAACTGAAGTGCAAGCTGACAAGCTTCGTAAGCTTGCCGAGTCAGTTGATTTTGATGACGTTGAGACTTTTGCTGGTAAGCTCTCAGACCTTAAGGAAGGTTACTTCCCGTCAGGCCGTAAGGCTGCTGTAAAGTCAGTTCTCAATGAGGGTGTGCTTGACAGCGACCCGATTGACAATACAGATGACAAGGCAACTGGTCCAATGGCTCAGTATGTTGCGGCAATCTCACGTACCGTCAAAAAGGCATAAATAACTAAATAGTAATAATTATTCCTAAGGAGGGAAAGGTAACTACTATGAATACTGAAGCACTAATGCAGAAGTGGGGAGCCGTCATCGATCACGGTGACCTCCCCTCAATTAAGGACTCTCATCGTCGCGCAGTTCTAGCGCAGCTGCTTGAGAACCAGGAGCATGACTCACGTCAGCAGGCAATTGGTTCAGGCGGGTATCGCTCACCTTCACTACTTGGTGAAGCGGCTCCTGCTAACGCCATGGGCGCTTCTTCTTCAGTTGCCAGCGCCGGCAACATCGACATCTTCGACCCGGTGCTTATCTCACTGGTTCGTCGCTCGATGCCAAACCTGATCGCCTATGACATCTGCGGCGTTCAGCCGATGACTGGTCCTACAGGCCTGATCTTCGCTCTGCGCTCACGTTATGAGTCGCAGACGGGTACAGAGGCTCTGTTCAACGAGGCTAATACAACGTTCTCTGCCTCTGCTGGTGGTAACACAGCTTCTCGCTTTGTTGTTGCTAACACGGCTTCTGGTCGCGTGCAGGACGGCAATGACCCGACGGCTCGCGTAAAGGCTGGCGCTTCTGGCTACACCGTTTCAACGGGTATGTCAACGTCACGTGCAGAAGCACTGGGCGACGGTTCTACTAATGCATTCCAGCAGATGGCATTCTCGGTCGAGAAGGTTGCAGTGACAGCAGTGTCACGTGCGCTGAAGGCTGAGTACACCATGGAACTGGCTCAGGACCTGAAGGCAATCCATGGTCTGGACGCCGAGTCTGAGCTAGCCAACATTCTGTCAGCCGAGATTCTTGCTGAAATCAACCGCGAAGTTGTTCGTACAATCAACTACACCGCGACAGCTGGTGCTCAGGAGAACGTGACGACAACTGGTACGTTCAACCTCGACGTTGACTCAAACGGCCGCTGGATGGTTGAGAAGTTTAAGGGTCTGCTGTTCCAGATCGAGCGTGAAGCTAACCAGATCGCGAAGGCAACCCGTCGCGGTAAGGGTAAC